AGCCCTTGCAGTTGTCTCCTCTTCCCGCATTTCAGCCTTCGTCCTTTCGATGATGCTATTCACATCAATCTCAGGTTGAACAGGCCGTTCTGCAACGCGAATCTGCCGAAGCATTGCATTTGCTTTGGTTTCATCGCCTTGAAAGAGGGCTTCGTGGTATTGACCATACAGGTCGTCAGTATTCGCGTCCGTAACGGATGGCGATGGTTCAGCGCCCGAAGGTGGCTGACGTGTTTGGGCTTCCAAATTAGCCCGGTAGGCGTCCAGTTGTGCCTCATAATCGCGCAACTCCTGTTGGCGTTCTGAGGCTTCCTGTAGCCGTTTATCTGCGGCAGAGTTTTTCTGGAACTGTGCAAGTACCTCATGGTACGGGATATGAACATCATCACCATCAACTCGCGCTTGTGCATACCACTCACCGTCACGCTCAACTAATGGCCCAGATGGCAACCCTGCCGGTTCAAATCTTTCGTCCTCGCTTGTTTCGTCGCCCTCTAATTCTTCTGCACGGGCTTCTATTACCTTTTCGGCAATTCTGTCAATTTCAGACTCTTGCGGAGATAGACCTTCTTCTGTTGTAGGCTCTTCCACGTCCTGTTGGATAGCGTTTTCTGCCATTTCTTTATTACCCTCTATCTATTTCGTGCAGAGAATCCTCTGCATGTTGTGCTTGGTTTATCACTTCATCTAGCCATGTCATAACCAGTGAAGAAAGCCTAGCGCGGAATTGAAGTTCCCTGATGGAATCAACATCTGAAGGATCGACTTGCTCCCAAGCAGTAAAGGCTTCTTCCCTTGCCTTCCCTGCGCGACCCATGATGTATTTCCCAACAGGAGACCCCAGAAATTCCTTAGTCTGAACTCCAAGACGGACTTCAGCAATTAATAATTCTTCTTCATCATTCATTAGAGTGCCGACAATTTCAACTGTTTCCACATCAATCAGTTAACCCCGGTGAAATATCTCTCGGCCTTCGTGATTCAATATCCCCTGCAAGCCTGTCGATGCCTCTAGAAGTCGTGCAAGTAAGGATTTGTGGGAAGATTGCGTGAAGTAATGCGGTAATGGACAACCAAAGCAACCGCGCAGAATAGGTTAAAGCGAAAAACCCATGTACAAAGTAATTTTCTTCAACTTCTTTCAGATGATTCATCCTTCAGCACCTTGTATCTTGCCAAATTGGTCATTTTGCAATACTTCACTCATCTTCTTCCCCTCTGGGTCGATACCAATATCCGGCTCAGTCTCCATGAGCATCTTATGAACGAGGGATTCTTTTTGCAGTAGCAACTCACCCCTCTCGATGTCGTTTCTCTCCGCTTTAAGGCGGGTATCGATAACAGCAATCTGATGGCGTAATTGATCGGCGCGATCCCTACTATCTGTATTAATAATCGTAGACTGAACATCACCAAGAGCCTTCTCTTTAGCGGCCATGACTTCAGCCTGACCCTTGATTTGTGCCGCGAGAATTCTCGACTGTGCGTCGATCTCAGCCTTCGCACCCTTATCGGTAAGCGCCTGCATAGCGCCTTCCATCTGCTCAAGACGACCCTGCATTTCACCAAGCATGGTGCCTTCTTTCTCTTCGATAAAGCGCGTTGAATCCTTATACCCAAGGGCACCAAACACTTCCTTGGTAATTTCGTTCTGATTCAAGTAAGCGATGATGTCTGGGTTAACGTCACCAAGCGTCCTGATTCCGATAAGTAATCTCTCGATTTTCTTAACCGGGTCTGTTGCGCCAATACCGACGTTAACACCTATGGTCACTTCATTGCGAAGCAGATCATCAGCATCATCCCCCATGAACCTTTGGAATATTTCCGCACCAATGCCGCCTTCTTCAGCGGCCTTATTGACAGCGACTTCCAGAATAACGTCATCTGTTTCGTAATACTGTTCCAACCTAATCAGTTGCCGAAGCACAGGTTCTACCCATGTCTCAGCAAAGGTGCGAATCATGTATTCGATCTGAGCGTTGGCATCTGAACTAAGCATCTCCATGCCGCCAACCGTTTCGTTCATGTTGCGGTTAGTCTGCACAGTTGCTTGGGAGAACGTACCCGCGATGTCATCGAAATCTACATTGAGTCGATCCTGCTCCTCGTAACTCGACGCTGTAACGTCGGGCGTGTTCACTATTTGCACGTCTTGGACGGGGTCGTCCATCATCACAGAACCACCCGGAACACTTCGCTTCAAAGCGTTAATGTCTATATTCGCGCTACGCCTTATGTGGTAACGCTTATTGAGAACCAGTTGGACGTTATCAAATCGTTGGTTTGCAATATCGTTGGCCGCAGTCTGCAAGTCCTGCGTCAACTCAACCAGTGAGGATGGGTGTACGCGGTGGGCTTCAATCATGCTAGACCCCATTACATAAGGTCTCTCACCGTCGCGAAGATGCGGATAGATTTCAGTAAGCGCCTTCGGGCTAGTTAGTAGATATCGCGTCCCCGCAGTGTAGAACAACCAATCCTTACCCTCCTTGCGAATAATATTCTTGTGGATGAAGATTGTTGTAAATTCTGAAATGTCTTGGCGCGACTGCGAAGTGGGGTCTTGCTGTTTCCCTTGACGCGCTTGCCTTGTGGAGTCGAATTCATTCTGCTTGGTGGATTCAAGTAATTCGTCTTTAGTAAGCGTCTTCCATTTCGGTTCGCCAGTCTTTACATCCACCTCTGACATCTTCTCGATGACATCCTGTAGATACATGGGGATGACTTCGATAACGTATGGGGATGTTCCAATTGGATCATTCCAGTCAGAGGCGGCGTCAATGCGAAGGTTTTCAGCGGCAATTAATCGAATATACGGACAATCTTTTACAACAACTTTACCCTCTACTTCAGTCACCGCAGGAGTCCCATCCTCATTCAGTATGACATTGCCAGACTCGTCGGTTAACTCCTCGACCCTCTTCTTCCTCTCTTCCTTGTACTCCCAATACTGATGAGAGATGACAGAACCGAAAACCATTGATTCTTGGTAAGCCGCTATTAAAATTTGAAACCAAGGAATAGTTTTGGTCAATCGAAACTGTAGTAGATTCTTTATTACACGAGCGGATGCACGCTGTGTCCGATCAGAATCATTCTCTGGGTAGACTGAAATAATATCTTGGGTAGAGAAGAACGCGGCGGCGGCGGCGGCTTCATTCGTTCTAATAGCACTGCGCGTCTTCGGTCTAAATAGCCGCGCACGATGCTTGTAGGACTGTGCGCCATACTTTGACCCAGATGGGTGATTAGACCGAAATAGGGCGATATTCCTTTCCCACTGCTTTCGGAAGTTAGTATCGAGGTAAGTTGTTGACTGCCTATAAGCATCGCCTGCCAATTTCAACCACGGCGAGCGTTCCTGACTTGCGTCTTCTAAAGGGACTCTATTATCATCAGCCATGATCGAAAGTAACCTCACCTAGAACATCCCGATCTAAATGCATTAGTTCCTCTTCATTGGCGGCACCTCTTGTAATATTTGCTCTCTCAAGCAATTCACCCGCCCAATGGATAACCTTTTTATATTCTGGGTCAATGTCTAAAACGCGAATCCACATTCCATAGCGATGGGATAAATCGTGATTCCAAATCGCCAACATGGAGTAGTCGTTACTAGGGCCAACAGCCCACAGATGACCGGGATAATGCTTCTCCAACATGTCAGCGACGTTTTTCACCAACGTAACAACCGACGCCTCTTTGTACATGGAGTGCTTATGTTCATCGACAATAACTCTCATTTACGTTGCCCATACGGCCTCTTAGGCTGTTCTGAAAATGTTCGACCATTGGAAAACCTGTAAACAACAATAGGTTGCTCTGGGCCTGCTACTCGCGACACATGATCGCGCCAAAGATACCGGCGCTCTATAACTTTCTCTTTTAATGCCATGTCGTATCCTCCGGTGGCTTGTGTGACTCGACCACAGACTGAAGCACGATGGCATTTATCAGGTGGGCTAAATCTCGCGTTATCTGCATCAACGCAATCTCCTCTTGGGGTCTATCCATATATTGACTTAAAAAACTCACGGCTACTTCTTCTGAAGAAGTTCCTTCATCCATGTTGCAACCTCTCTATTAGTAGGCAGGCAATGCTTCTGGCTCTAAATCGTCTGGATATAAAACCTGTGGCGGTGAGGCTTTTATGTCATAAATTCGTGACATCGCATCCATCATGTCAACGTGTACCGCAGGGAATAAGTTGTACTCGTTATCAAGCATCTTCTGCGTAACGTCATAAGGCCGTCCAGTCTCATCAACCTGTCTAATCGCTTTAACAATCAGTGAGGCGTCTCCCATTTCAAATGCTTGCCGTTGCCTCTTTGTTACGTCTTTAGATGACGGGGCCAAGAAGAAGCGCCAGTTCTCAAAGTCAGGCTGTAGTCTCTGAACGCGATCCCGTTTAGAACCCGGCCCTTCTCTCGGCCACGCCAATTCCTCTATAGGGAAGTAATAATTCTCGATCTTCATCATTTCAGTGAAATGTTCGATATCAGAATCCTTCCCATACCGTTCATAGCCGACCTTCACGGTCTGCACTCCCGGTTGCTTTATCCACTTTTGGCGTATTTTTTTTACGGATAGCCACCGATCTTTTAGGTTCATCCGGTGGCAGTACCCATCCAAAAGGTACTTATTAGATGCGTGATCCACGCCAATTACGGCGATAGCCGTTCTGTCTGAACTTTGCTTTTTGGAGTGGGCGGGATCACACAAAATATAAACATTCAAGATGCGCGGTCTGATCTCCACCCGCCTGATCCACTCTGGATCGAAGACTTGATCAGAACCCGCGATTGGATTTTGTAACATCTGGCAGGCTAGAACGTATTGCCCCATAGATGTTTTTTTCTTATCCCATTCTGGTTGCGAAAGCAGTACGGGTACACCGTCGGGAGTACCGCTTTCTGTGGCCGGATATATGCGCGTTTCCGTGCCACGATCTATCAACTCTCGGTAAGTATCCGC